ACATGATCTTCTGGTGCTTTTGTATCCCAAAATGGCTTCTTAGTCATTAGCAATCCCACTTGCGTAGCGACTTATTGACCCGACTGTTTGGGTCGGCAGCCGCAGCCGCACCAGTCAATTTACGCTTTAAGCCCGTCATCCGTTCACAGAACGACTTATGCCGAGCATTGTCATGGTCTTTACTGGGGGCTTTGAGGTTATGACCCTCAGCTTTGGCCGAGGCACGACCTTTCGCATTTAATCCACCAGAAGGCGATTTGCCTTCGGAACGTTGCCAACTTGGTGTCTTTGCCATTTTAAACCTCTAAAAAGGAAACGGGGAGCCGTTGCAGACCCCCCGCTTGTTTTCAAATCTGACTAAGCAGATTAGTCACGCTCTGGCTCATAGGACTTATGAGCTTTGGGCTCGGTGCCCTTATGAGCAGAAGAGAAGGGGTTCATGTCAGAAGCTGCGCGACCGCCATGTTTACGGGCAGGACGATCGTGACGCTTTGCAGCATGCATGCCGTGGACATGACCGAGGTGCTTTTTAGCACGACCGCCACGCTTCTTGCCGTCCGCTTCCTTCACTACGTTAGAACCAGCGCCTGCATAAATGTCATGCGGACGAGGATCTTTGTCGAAGTGACCTTCTGGATCGTGCTCGGTTTTACCGCCGTGCTTACGCACTTTGCGGTTATGCTTTTTCATTTCTTCCATATCATCCATTCCATGATGCATATGTGCTTTGTGGGCATGGTGGGCGTGATGAGCATGATGACCTGCATGATGCCCATGATGCGCGTGGTGCCCGTGATGTGCTTTACCCTTCATGGTAAGCTACTCCTACGCTTGTGTTACGCCAAACAGCCCAGTGATGGAACTGATGTTGGCAAGTGATGGTGACTGGGTAACCAACAGACGCTTGGTAGCATCTGAAGCCGATTGTACTGCATAAGTACCGCGCACATCGCCAGTGGTGGTAGTTGCAGGTGAAGTAGTAACACCAGCAGTGTAACCAGTTGTCGAAGTGATCGCAGCGCCGTTCCAAGCAATGGCCACATCAGCATCAGCACCGGGGTTAAACGAGGCTGAATACAGAGGGAAGCCGTACACGTCACCGGTACCAACAGTCACGGTTGCACCAACGGTGCCGACTGGAGTTACACTTGCAATGTACTTAAAGGCTTTTGCGCCAGAGACAGTACCAGCGCCAGCTGCTGTAATGGCTTCTGACATTGGATAACCATAGATGTCATAACCCTTAACAGTGTAGACGGCAGTATCGCCCGATGCAGTAGTGATACGCACGTTCCGAGCAAGAGCCTTGGTAGGATCCCACAACTGAACAGTGCCAGCAGAGCCGAAAGAAACCAACCCAGCTGCACCATCAAGAGCCAAAAGGCCACTGACAGATGTACCTGTGGAGGCGTTTACAATTGAAACGCTACCAGTCACGCCCGTACCGGCAGTGAGTGTAACAGCAGTGCCAGACACAGGGGTCTGTGAAGTGGCAATGTTAGTTGCAGACAAAGCGGAAGGGACTTGGTTAACAGTCAAGATGCGGGTAAAGCCGAGGAAACCTGCGGTGATATTACCAAAACCTTGACCGGGCTCGTAGGTGTAGAACTGACGCGGATCAAGAAGACCCGCACCAGCATAGAATAAAGACGGACCCAATTCGGGGTTGTAATCTGCATAAGGCGCTTGACCAAATGCGATAACCGGACCAGAGAAAGCTGTAATAGACATTTGCTGTCTCCAATCTTACGAAGTTGGGAATGAACCGTAGATCGAACGCCAGTTGTAGTACGAGAAAGAGTAACGCTCGTAACCTTTAACAAGCAGGTTGTCAGTGACAAAATCGACTTGCATATCGGTTTCGAAGGGAATGCGCTCCATGTACGACAGACCGTCAATGTTGGTCAGCAAGAACCAAGCATATGCGGAGGTCAAGAAGTCGTTGACCATGTAGCTTTCGGGCAAGCCGCCAGCCGTGGTCAGAATCGCGTTCACATCGTTATCTGCTGTGCCGGGGCGCAGTTCGGTCTTCGTCAGACGAATTGCGATAGGCTCCAACTGAGGAGGAACGATCAGTTTACGACCACGAGCGAAGACCTTCAGACCAGCTTGGTCACGGAAGTTCGTACGAATGGCAATCATTGCGTTGAGCAATGTAGCTTCGTTCAGGTCAAACTGTGTCGTGGGGGTGTTAGCAACCGTACCACCGTCGATAGGATGGGCAGTGGAGCAAAGCGCCACGCCGTCACCGCCAACAGCAGAGTTGTAGGTGGTTGCAGTGTTCAACACGTTAGCGCCGTAGATTTCCTTCGTCTGCTGGAACGATTCGATCAAGCCGAGGTTGGAAGGTGCAAACTGTGTTTTATAGAGGTTGTCGTCGATTGCCTTACGGGTAATCGCATAGCCGAGAGCAATTTCAATGTGCTCTTGGTTGTAGACGTAACGCTCACCAGCGTTGTTATCGAACTTGGTCTGGCCGCCTTCGTTTTTCAACTGAGCGTAGCCGAGGTAGCGCATTTCTGCGGTACGTTCGAGAGCCATTTTCGAATCATGCTTGGTGAAGATCTTGTCATACTGTGACGGGATCTGCTCGTACTTACCTTCAACTCCACGGAGGCCGGGGAGGAGAAGGTCTTTGATGGCACTAAGATTAACAGCCATTGGTCCTTACTCCTTATTAGCCAACTGAAGTCAGCTGCTTGGTGCTGACGTTGTTGAAGGCCACGATTGCGTAGTTGTACGCACCAGCCGAAGTGCCGTTTGCGCCCGGAGGGTTAACAACGAGATCAACAACACGGAATGGCAGCGTAGCAGTGGTGGTCGGGGTGACAGAAATATCCAAGTAAGCGCCAGAGATACCGTTGGCAGTGTTGCCAGTGCCGTAGTTAAACTGGACGTTTGCGTAAATATTAGCAGTCGTAACACCCGTGCTGGACGAACCGCCGACTTGAACGAGGAACTGAGCGTTCGGATCGTTAATGATGTAAGCAGTTACGTCACCGTTAGCGTCAGAGCCGGGCCAATAGTTTGACCAAACAACGCGCTTCTGGGAAACGGAAAGGTATTTGCAGCCAACGAACACACCAGCGATCTGGGTGGTGCCGGGGCTGACAGAAGAACCAGCGATGTAACCAGTGTTCAAAGGATACACGGGATCGCCGAAGAAAATTGGGGTTGAGTAGTTTGAAGCAATCAGAGCTGTGACCTGCTCATAGGTAGGAGCAGAGCCGGTACCAGAAGTCTGACTGAATCCAAACGGCGCAAAAGTATTCGCCATGTCGGAAACTCCGGGGAGGGGGTTTGTTTTGTCGTCGCACCGAGCGAGACAGAAAACAACATACTGTTGTGAGTGCGCCACACCGGGGGCGCTGTTAGTATCAGTATTTATAAGTGGGTATTAAACAACTGTCAACACCCACTTAGTATTGGTCAAGTATTACTCGGTAGGAATACTCATGCGTTCCATGCTTTTACTAATGCGCGGTTTAACACGAGCATCAGCATCACGTGGGAGCGTTCCGTCTGGAGTGTCGTACAACTGGGCCTCTTTAGCGACAACTTGAGCACGTGCACGGCGCTTTTCGATGTCCTTAGCTTCCTCAGTCAATTCCTTGGGCCGCTCCATGAGGATCATGCCGTCCAATTCAATGGTTTGGCCCTTGTAACCGGCAGGCATCATCTCAGGATGACGGTCAACCGGCACTGGTTCCCAACCGCCACGGGCCAAATTGACCTCATATGCGGGATCTTCCTTGCCCAAAAGCGTCTTGCGCTTCCATTCATAAGACCAATCGTCGGGAACACCGGTCATATCGATCTTGTACCGATCGACTTCTTCCATATCCATGCCGCCACGAGCCTTGCGGATCTCAGCAGCACGTTCTTTAGCCGTTTTACGCACCTTTTTAATAGCACTAGGTGCAACAACAGCCTTGGTAACGTCTTCTGTTACCTCAGTATTTTGCGAATCACTCTTTCTCTGAACCATTACGGCCTCCTATCAATGAATTTTGCCTTCTTTACGCAAATCTTCGCGGTGTTTTGCGTATTCTTCGGGCGACATTTTCAACATTTCAGCAATCTCACGCTCTTCAGACGACAAACGAGCCACTAATGTTCGTCCTGATCCGCTACCAGCCACCGAGGAAGACGGTGCAGCAGGCGCTGACTGCCGCTTCTGCGAAGGTTTTGCAGCTGTCGCTGTAGGATCTGGCTCTGCCTCTGCTTTTTGTTCGTTCCGAAACCCCAAACGGCTCTCGACAAACTGGAAGTAAGCATCCGAATCAGGCGCATAGCCTTCTGCAACGGCCACGTTGTGTGCACGGAGCATTGATTCGTACTTCACAGGGTCTTTGACATACTCAGGATGCGACCGTACCCATGCAGCGGAGCGTGGTGACAGCTGTGATGCCACTTGTTCAACCGGGTCATTGATTGTCGGGGCACTCGGTGCTGGCCGGTTTTGCAATGCTTCCTTGCCATCTACAAGCTTGGACAGCTTATAAGAGTTGCTGGCGATAAGTTCCTGCATCTCAGCGGCACGATCGTACGCACCAGTGGCCAATGCCTCGGCATATTCACGCTTTAATAGGTCTGCGTTGCGCTTTACAGCTTCAATTGCATTGTTAATGAGGTGCATTTCATTATCTGCAACCTCAACCTTAGCTTGTTGAGCGACACGAGCAGCCTCATGTGCAGCTGATTCGGCTGCAAGACGCTTTTGCTTTTCCTCTTCAAGCTGGGCTTTGAGAGCCTCAATGCCTTTATCAAATGGCACTTCATTGGCTGGTGCGGCGGCATTGGCTTCAGCCTCTGGCGCTTCAATGACAACCTCAATGTTGTCCTTCTGTTCTTCATCTGACATCATTTACTCCTTACCAAACAACATCCGGCGCATTGACCTTGCCCCGAACGGCGCTGTCATCGAGAATGCGGCAGAGAACCCCATGCACCGTGATGGACCATCCATCAGACGGTTTGAAGTAAACCCAATCGTGAAGTTTAACGTCTACGTCTTTGAAAAAGTTATCGTTTTCTTTGTCAAAAGCTAACGGACCAAGCTTGATCACAAGCCCAGCTTTGCCTTGATACTTGTCTTCATCGCGGTTCTTTTCTGGCAACCAAACACCAGTCGATGTTTGCTCTGGGCGCAAGTAAATAGCCACCAGAACTTGGTTGTTAAACAGTTTCACATTTGAGATGTCGCCCATGTCATCAAGAATTACCTTCTTGGGATCGACACTATGATTCATACGACGATATGGCATTTCGGTTTTGTTCCTCTTCAATTTCCCATATGTGCTTGCCCCTGCGGACAAACACTTCGGCATCATCCAATATTTCGAGGGAACGCCTTAAACCGCTAAGAATGCCGCATTCACGGGCATATTCTCTTTCGGACATGTAACCCATTGTGATTGACTCAGTAATCTTACCAATCAGCTCATGTATCTGTTTGGCAACTTCATGTGCTACTGACGAATCATAAGGTTTCATTGCGCCTCTCCAAGTATTGGCGCAAGTAAAATGGGGGCATGACCTGTTAAAGTCACACCCCCACAATCAGTTTTACACGGGCTAGAAAGTATTACTTGCCTTTGTGGCCGTAAGCTTTGATTTTCTCAAGACGGCCAAGGCCGCCGCCAGCTGCGTGATTGATCACATGCTCAGTACGGGCAACACGACCGCCAGTTTTCCGCCCCATAGGAGGCTGCATTGGGGGCTGTTGCTGGCCAACACCGCCTTTGGCTGCAAGCAACGCAAGGTTGGGGTCCATCCCCATCGGCATCCCGCCCATAGGTGCACCCGGCATCGGGGGTTTATTAGGTTGTGGAACAGGCTGAGGGGGCATCATACCGCCAGCTGGTTGAGGTTGCCCCTGCGGCTGCCCACCATGTGGCGCAATCACAATATTGATGCTGGTCTTGCCCTTGCCGACCTTGCCACCCTTGGCATGCTTGGAACGGCCACCGTGCTTGCGGTTAGAATAACCGGTTTCATCGGCTGCACGTTCGAAGTCCCGGGTTGCATTGCGTAACTTTTCTTCGTTGTTATCGCTATCCATCAAATAATCATCAGCGGCTTCAACAGCAGGACGACGAGCTTTTTCATATTGGGTTAACTCACTACGGAACCCACCGCCGCCCATCTTGGCTTTGCGGCCACCGACAGCGCCGGGGATCTTCTCTTTGCTATTGCCAGAGAATACACCACCACCTTGGTTCTTTTTGCCTTCGGCTTTACCGCCCCAGCAATGCTCTTCGCGCTTCATTGCAGACGGCTTGACCATCTTCTTAATCAGCTTCTTGTCTTCGGCAACGTCAGGGTGCTTTGCTTCGCCGCCCTTTTTAAAACCAAGTGCCTTAGACCGCAAAATGCTCTTACCAGCCGCACCAGTGGGCAGCCCGGGGTTAATACCACCCAAACCAACATTAGCGCCCGTGTTCATCGCATTGATACGGTTGCCAGCAGCCATGACAGGGTTCATGAGATTTGTCGTCGCCCCACCAGCGTCTTTGCCAGCGCGGCCACCCTTCTTCATGCCACCAACGTGCTTTTTGCCGTCACGGTAATCATTGGCTTTGTTCATGTCGCGGTTGACGAAACGGTCAACTGTGGGCATTTCGCCGGATTTGCCGCCGCTCTTACGAGCTTTGCGGTCATGGCGCATTTTGCTGTGAGCGCCTTCAATCTTATGAACAACCTTACCACCACGCTTAAACTTGCGCTTGGAAATAGGACGCAAACCGGTCTTAACATCAGCATTAAGGGGTTCAGCAGGGGTCCAATCAGAAGAATCGACCTTCTTTGGCTCGGCTGCATTGTAAGATTTCATCTTCTTTGCGCGGGAAGCCTTAGCTTCCTTGGAATAGGTGTGAGACATAATGTGCCCTTGGTGCGGTAATGGATTAGCCCGATTTGGCTATCTTACTCAATATTTGCATAGCATTCAATGGTAACCCAGTATCGGAATACTTAGAAGATACTTTCTTCAATGCTGCATCTACTATGCCGCCGTCAGCAAATCCTGCTTGCTGGAATGTCGTAGGCCCAGAAGAAAAATCCCCTGATGGCAATACGGAGGGTGTTGCCGGTGAAAATGTTGCAGGCCCAAGCGGGGCATAAGACATATTAGGAGGGGTTAACGTAGGTGTTATTGGGTTAACTGGATCTGGTATTTTGGGCTTATCAGGCGTTTGCGGCGTATCACTTCCACCTTCATGGCCGCCATCACCGCCGCCACCCTCTGCACTGCCAAATCCGCCAGCGTCCGCGCTGCCAACATCCCCAGCGCCATATCCGCCCATATCACCGCCTTCTGGGCCCATACCGGCTGAACCAGACGAGCCGCTTGAAGAGCCTGATGCCGACCCAGAAGATGACCCTCCAACATCGCCGCCGCCGTAGCCACCCATATCGCCGCCTTCGGGCCCCATAC